ATGCTGGGGGAAACGACTCGTACTTTGGTTACGGAGCAACCAACGATATTTACCTATCGACTGGTGCAACCGGCTCTCATTATTTCCGCAAAGCTGCTGCTAGTCCGGCAATGACGCTCTCGGCGAGTGGCGATCTGTTAGTGAAGAAAACGGCGTTAGGTACAACCGATGTTGGTTTTCAAGTTGAATCCAGCGGGTCTGTTGCTTCTACGCTTTCTGCATCAACGAGTGCGACGAACACCTTCATTTGTTACTCCACCGGAGCCGCTGCGTATCGGTTCTATGTTGGATTGAATGGCACAATTAATGCCACAAACACGACCATCTCGGCCATCTCTGATGCTCGCTTCAAAGAGAACGTGCAGGACATCGACGTTGGCCTCGGCGCAATTCTCGCTCTCAAGCCGCGCAAGTTCGATTGGAAGTCTGGCAAGGGCAAGGACATCAAAGGCGACAGGGGCTTCATCGCTCAAGAGTTTGAGCAGGTGTTCCCGAATCTTGTGGACGATTGGGCTGATCCTGCTCCCGAAGGTGAAGCTCCCTACAAGTCCGTTCGCCAAGACCTCATTCCTGTGCTGGTGAAAGCCATTCAGGAACTCACCGCCCGTGTTCAAACTCTCGAAGCTAAGTAAGCCATGATTACCATCAACTGGATCATCGAACGCCTTCTCGTTAAACCGACCGAAGGCACTCTCACGGACGTTGTCATCACCGCCGACTGGCGTTGCAACGGCTCGCAGGAATCGTTCAGCGGCACTTGCTACGGCTCCTGCTCGTTCGCTCCGCCAAGCGAGAACTTCACGCCGTACGAAGACCTCACGCAGGATCAGGTCTTGAACTGGTGCTTCGCCAATGGCGTCGATCAGTCGGCCATCGAAGCGAACGTCTCGTTGCAAATCGAGAACCAGATCAACCCGCCGGTCATCGCTCCGCCGCTGCCGTGGGCGGCGCAGCCTTCATCGCCGCCGGTGGAAATCGTTCCTCCGATGTTGCCTCAGGTGGAGCCGCCGCTCGTCAATGCGGAAACTCCTGTCGCCGCTGTTGACGAACAGCCGGTTGTTTCGGATGCTCCGACGGCATGATTACAATCGAACTTACCACTGAGCAGGCCAATCAACTCCTCCAACTCATCGACATCGCCATCAAAGCTGGCGGTTTCCAGAATGCAAAGGTAGGAGTTCCATTGGCCAACCTCATCATCGCAGCCGCACAGCCTAAACCCGAGCAATGACAACCGATACCAACAGTAGCAGCGGGCTTGGAATTTCACTTGCAACCGCCGCTACTGCTGGTGCGGTATCACTGCTTCCTCAGTTAACAGAGTGGTTCCGATTCGGGGCCGCTCTGTTGGCGTTTATAGCCGCAGCAATCGGACTCTACAAAGCCATCAAGAAATGAACTGGAAAACCACTCTCGCAGGTGTCGGAGCAATCATGGTCGCAATCGGAGGCGCACTCAAAGCACTCTTCGATGGAGACCCCTCCACCAACATGGACATCGCAGCCACCATCACCGCCGTGACCGTTGGATTCGGACTCATCATGGCCAAGGACGCTGATAAGAAGAAGGCTGAATGAACGTCATCGAGCAAATCGTATCAGCCATTCTCAAGTGGCTGGTATGGCTTGCGAAAACACCCTACACCGCAGAGGATGCAAAACCCGATCCAGAACTCAAAAAGAAGCTACTGGATCGCATTGCTGATTCTGAGCGCAAGCTGCTCAACAAGAGTGGTGATGGTGCCCCACGGTGAGCCTATACGCCTCGCTGAGGACGTAAAAGCTCGCGTCTGGGTCAAAGATGCCCAGGGCAACCCAACCAAGTCTCAAAACCGCGTGACAATCCACGAGGGATGGTACGCACTACCGAAGGAATAGTATGGCAACCCCACTTACAGGCAGTTCAGTCGCATCAACATACATTGGCCTACTCAAGACCTCCGACAACGCCAGTCTTACCGGAAGTCTCAGGAGCATCAGCGATGGCGGCGGAACCGATTCCGCGCTCCAGCTCTCCACCACCGCAGCCAACATTGTCGGTACCCTGAATGTCACGGGTGCCACCGGACTAGCTTCGAGCCTCGCAGTCTCTGGGTTGGCCACCATTGGTTCTACACTCGGTGTGACCGGTGCCACCAACCTTTCATCGACCCTGACCGTTACCGGTGCTACTACCCTCTCGTCCACTCTGGCAGTCACTGGTGCCACCAATCTCTCGTCCACCCTCGCGGTCACCAGCAACATCTCCACGAGCGCGGGTAATCTGTCCGTGTTTGGAAACATCGTCCAAACCAACGCCGCCGCATCAAGTTCGTTTGCCGGAAGCCTTACTGCTTCATCGGTAACATTCAGCTCAACCTTCGCATGCAATGGAAATGCATCGTTTTTTGGAAACGTATCATTCGCCAATCCGTTAACAATCAATAGCACTCTCAATGTTACTGGTGCTACTGTCATATCGAACAACCTTACTGTAACCGGTTCGATTGGATCTAGCTCTTCTATTAGCGGAACGTCTTTGTCCGCAAGTGGCAACCTGACGGTAAACGGCAATACCACTATTGGTAATGCTGCCGCAGATCTCCTGACGGTGAACGCGAATGTTGTTACATTCCCGAACATCACCACTCAGAATGTTGATACAGATACCGATAAGGTTATCATTCTTGATTCGACTGGAAGACTTCGGGCTTCCAACTCCAGTCAGTTTGTTCAGACTTCATTGAACTCCCCTCAATGTAAGCAGACTGCAAACAAAGCCAGAGCAAGCATTGAGGCAAATACCACTGGATCTGGTGCTGATGTAATATCGGTTTCTATTACTCCACGAAGCGGCAGTTCAAACATTCTTGTTTCTGCCGTTATCAACTATTCGTTTTTAACCGGTGATTCCAAAAACTGCGTTTTCAGGCTAACTAGAAACGGAACTGAGATTGGAACAAGCACTGGTACTGGAATAGTTGGAATCGCTTCTGCCAGCTACGAAGACGGTGAGATTGAGTCGATCAACAATGTTAAGATAGAGTTTCTTGATTCACCCAATACCACCTCTGCTGTTACATACAAGATTCACATTTATGGATCTAGTGACCTGTATTTGAACTTCAACATAAATGGTTCCGTCCAGCAAAGCACTACTTCGACGATCACCGCTCAGGAATACTTCGCCTAATGAAACCATCTGAAGTAGCTCAAGCGGCTTGCGACAAGCTGTCGTTCACGGACTCGGCCACGCTCACGTTGGCCAAGAAGTTCTGTATCCGCCGCTACTCCATGATCTGGGATTCGTGCCTGTGGAACGATACCCTTGGCGTTACCTCCATTCCGATCACTGACGGTGATGAGATCAACACGATCAGTACCTTCATCACCAGCACCTACTCGTCGAACACTGGGTACAACATGTACATGGACTTCCCGGTGGCAGTGAAGTTCACGGTTGATGGGGATACCGATGGTATCGAGATCCCGTCCGCTGAGTGGGTGTCGTTCTTCCAGCTCGATCCCAACACTTGGAACAACGTCGATGGGCGCAAGTCCACTCCCAACAACTTCGTGAACTGGGTCCGAAACATGGACCCTGCTTACGGACTCGCCGGTGTTCCCAAGATCAAGCTCATCCCCGTTCCCAACGTCAATGGAACGCTCTTCATCCTTGGCAAGAAGCAGTCGCAGATGCGTCAGTTCGGTGAGGCTCAGACCATCACCAATGACAGCAACTTCGAGCTGCACGGTGTGGAGAATGCACTGATGGCCTACACCGAAGGCGATCTCCTCGAATACTCTCGGCAGTACGGTAAGGCCCAAGCCAAGTTCCAAGAAGGCGCGGCTCAAGTGTCCATTATGAAGGACATGGAACGCGGTCAGCAGCAGCAGATCAGCCGCATCATTCCTGACAGCCTCTACGACTACACCTTTCAGGACATCACCTAATGCCATTCCAATCCTCAGACGCACTCGACGACCAGATGCTTCTGGATGGAAGCAATGGGTTCAGTACTGGTGTCGTTTCAGCTACTCGTCCAGATGCCATTCCGGCCACAAGCTTGGAGTCGGCCATCAACATGGACTACGATGACTTTGGAAACCTTGTCACTCGTCTCGGGTCCGTTTCACTGGTTGGAAACAGCATCACCACTAACTGGGAAGCTGTTATCACAAACTGGGAGGCAACCACCGGCAACTTCGCCTCCAACCTTCCAATCAACTGCCAAGTCTACTCTGGCTTCTACTTTGATACGTCCGCCTCAGAGCGTCTGGTAATCGCGCTGAATGATATCAACGCAAACACCAATCTGCTGTACTACGGATCTCCTGGTATTTCGTACAACGTCATCAGCGGATCTACGATCAATCCTCTCGCGAGATACGTTTACTTTGCTCAGCTCAACGAGAAGCTGTTCTACGCGGATGGCTATAGCGCACTGCGTTATGTCAACAGCTCGAACTCGAACGCATCCATCGCTGCCGGTAAGATCAGCCGCATCGATGTCATCAATCAGGGAAGCGGACACAGCAACATCCCGACAATCACCATATCGGCCCCTCCGAGTGGTGTAACTGCAACCGCTCAAGCAAGAATCGGCGGAGACGGAGCCGTTCTTTCCATTGTAATTCTGAACCCCGGCAGCGGTTACATCACGGCTCCTACGGTTTCGATCTCACCGGCAAACCAATCTCACGCGGTCGCATTTGTATCCCTCGCCGCTCCTGCCAAGCCTCTCTACCTCACAACGCATACCAATCGTCTCTGGTGCGTTTCGGCAGATACCACGGTTCCTCCCGATACCCTTTATTTCTCGGACATTCTCGACGGTGAATCTTGGGATCCGCTTGGTTCCATTCGCGTTGGTGGCGATGGAGATCCGATTCGTGGTCTCTACTCGTGGTTCGGATACCGCTTGCTCGTGTTCAAGGAGCGGTCCATCTGGACTGTGGATGCCGATCCCACGGCAGATCCCGCTGATTGGTCTATCTCACTCGTCAGCGGAAACATCGGCTGCTCCTCGCACCGATCCATTGCTGCGGTGGGTGCTGACGTTTTCTTCCTGTCTCGTGACGGCATCCGCTCGATGGCCCAGATCCAAGCGGGTACTCAGACCAGCGTTGGACTCGCGCTCAGCAGCCCGATCAACGATCTCATCAGCCGCATTGACAAGACGCGCCTCGAACTCTGCGACGGTGTGTTCTGGAATAACCGATACCTGCTCGCAGTTCCGTTCGTTCAGGAAGGACCGTTCGGTGTTGGTCTCGAAAACGAGTATGCGATGCTTCTTGAAAACGGTTACCATCTCGAACTCGAAGACCTGATCCCTCGGAATAACGCGATCATCGTATACCACTCACTGGCCCGCTCTTGGCTTGGATACTGGGACAACTGGCAGGTGAACGACTTCTTTGCCACATCGTTCTCAAGCTTTGGCCCTGTGCTGATGTTCGCTGGCGACATGACCGCAGTGTCTTCGGGAAGTAATCAGGTCTGGTCATTCAACGACTACCTGCCAAACACTCGCACCGTACCAACACCGGTTTCTTCCTATTTGGATGGTGGCTCGCAATACCAGTCCTCGGTGACCACCAAGGCTTACAACCTTGGGGAACCCATCCCCGACAAGATCGGGTACAGCATACAGCTCGCGTTCGACAACCCGTACACCACCCAGAATACCGGTGTTACCGTTTCCTACGCCAAGGACATGACTGGGACATTCTCTACGATTGATCCTGGCCTGAGCATCACCAGTTCTCAGAAGTTCCTGAAAGCCTACAACCTAATCAGCAAGGGCCGATGGAACTCGATCCAATTTAAGGTTGAAACCAATGCGGGCGGTCGCCTGTCATTCCAATCCGCCATTCTCTCTGGCTTCGTCGATTCCGTGCGTCCTCAGCAATGAACGCACATCCGTCTATCATCGAAGCAGCTAAGCTGCTCAGGCTTCATTGGCCAACTTGTTCCACATGGAACGATGATCAGCTCCTGAACTGGATCGGCATCTTCAACAAGATGAAGCAGATCGGAATCATCAAGAATGAGAAGGGCGAGTGCATTGGTGTCGGAGCTGTTCGTTTCCTGAACTCAATCGAGGAAGCGGAAGACATCAACAACAACTTCCCTGATGGCCACATCGCTTGGATCGAGATGGTGATTGGGGTTGAGCCGGAAGCTGTTCAGACTCTCTGGTTGGCCATGATGACCGTCTGTTCAGATAAGGTCACCAAGGTGGGCGGATTCAGCAGAGGCGTTTCCCGTTTGTACGATTTCAACAGATACTTCAAACTCCTAATGAACCGAAGGATTTCCTATGGGCGGATCATATAAAGCACCGGATATGGCGGCGGCAAACCGCGAGGCTGTCATGGCTTCGATTGAAACCTTTCCGCTTCAACGGCAGATCGAGGCAGCGTCTCGGATTGGGGGAGAGGTTCGGGTTCCAATCTACAAAAACGGCAAAGAAACCGGTGAGTACCGAACGGTTAATTTCAGCGGCATGTCTGACATCGATGCCACACGCGAAACAGCTCGCGCACTAGCATCTCTTGCCCCTGAACAGACCAAGGCTCAGCTCGATCTCGCAAAGGAGTACGGAACTCAGTTTGCCGAGCAACGCAGGGCCGAACTTTCTGCTGCTGATCCTGAGCGTTACAAGCTTTACGACAAGTTCTTGCAGGATATTGGCCAGCGTTCCATTGCCGAGACCGCTCCCGCTGCCCCCACCTACGAGCGTGTCGGCATGCCTACCGGCCCGCAGGATACTGGCGAAGCAGCGAACATCCGCAGCAACCTCGAACGCCAGATCAGTGCCGGTCTCGCTCAAGCCGGAACGCTTGATCC